TTCTGAGGTGAGCATATCACCTCTGTTCAGGTGGCCAAATTCAGTGTGCCACTACACTACTGGCTGGTTACCAACCTGTATCAGAACATGCGGGCCAATGCGCTTACTGATGCGGAATTACGCCGTAAGGCCGCAGATGAGCTTGTCCATATGACTGCGAGAATTAACCGTGGTGAGGCGATCCCTGAACCAGTAAAACAACTTCCTGTCATGGGCGGTAGACCTCTAAATCGTGCACAGGCTCTGGCGAAGATCGCAGAACTCAAAGCTAAGTTCGGACTGAAAGGAGCAAGTGTATGACGGGCAAAGAGGCAATTATTCATTACCTGGGGACGCATAATAGCTTCTGTGCGCCGGACGTTGCCGCGCTAACAGGCGCAACAGTAACCAGCATAAATCAGGCCGCGGCTAAAATGGCACGGGCAGGTCTTCTGGTTATCGAAGGTAAGGTCTGGCGAACGGTGTATTACCGGTTTGCTACCAAGGAAGAACGGGAAGGAAAGATGAGCACGAACCTAATTTTTAAGGAGTGTCGCCAGAGTGCCGCGATGAAACGGGTATTGGCGGTATATGGAGTTAAAAGATGACCATCTACATCACTGAGCTTGTAACAGGCCTGCTGGTAATCGCAGGCCTTTTTATTTGGGGGAGAGTAAATCGTGGTTGAGTTGATTTTTTCTGCATTGAGGATTCTCGGTGCTATGTGGATGGTGGCGACGTTCATTGTGGTTGCCAGCAGTTTTGTCCGGCTGGTAGGCGAAGGTAAAGACCTGGTTGGTGTGCTTTTCGGTAGCATTTTCCTGTGGGTGATTATCGGTGTTATGCCTGTTGTCGTAGCAAAAGTGGCGTGGCGTTTTGTGAGTTGAGGTAACGATGAAGCAAACAATCTTCCTCCGAACTAAGCAACAACAGCAAGCCGCAATCAACGCCATCCTCGCAACACCACTCGATAAAGACAAGCCAGTTACCATCCGCATTACTGACTACAAGCGCAACCTTGACCAGAACGCAAAATTTCACGCGATGGTCGCAGATATCGCTAGGCAAGTTCAGTGGCGCGGCAAATGGTTAAAACCAGAACAATGGAAGGTTTTGTTGATAAGCGGTCATGCAGTGGCAACGAAACAGGAAGCTGATGTTTTACCCGGGCTTGAAGGCGAATGCGTCAACATTCGCGAAAGCAGCGCGCAGATGAGTGTGAAGCGTATGGCAAGTCTGATTGAGTACACGACAGCATGGGCTATTGGTCAGGGTGTCAGATTTACCGACAGGAGGTACGAATGAGACGACAGCGACGAAGTTTCACCGACATCATCTGCGAAAACTGCAAATACCTTCCAACGAAACGCTCCAGAAATAAACGCAAGCCAATCCCAAAAGAATCTGACGTAAAAACCTTCAACTACACGGCTCACCTGTGGGATATCCGGTGGCTTAGAGAACGTGCGAGGAAAACAAGGTGATTGACCAAAATCGAAGTTACGAACAAGAAAGCGTCGAGCGAGCTTTAACGTGCGCTAACTGCGGTCAGAAGCTGCATGTGCTGGAAGTTCACGTGTGTGAGCACTGTTGCGCAGAACTTATGAGCGATCCGAATAGCTCGATGCACGAGGAAGAAGATGATGGCTAAACCAGCGCGAAGACGATGTAAAAACGATGAATGTCGGGAATGGTTTCACCCTGCATTCGCTAATCAGTGGTGGTGCTCTCCAGAGTGTGGAACCAAGATAGCACTCGAACGACGAAGCAAAGAACGCGAAAAAGCGGAAAAGGCAGAAAAGGCAGCAGAGAAGAAACGACGACGAGAGGAGCAGAAACAGAAAGATAAACTTAAGATTCAAAAACTCGCCTTAAAGCCCCGCAGTTACTGGATTAAACAAGCCCAACAAGCCGTAAACGCCTTCATCAGAGAAAGAGACCGCGACTTACCATGTATCTCGTGCGGAACGCTCACGTCTGCTCAGTGGGATGCCGGGCATTACCGGACAACTGCTGCGGCACCTCAACTCCGATTTGATGAACGCAATATTCACAAGCAATGTGTGGTGTGCAACCAGCACAAAAGCGGAAATCTCGTTCCGTATCGCGTCGAACTGATTAGCCGCATCGGGCAGGAAGCAGTAGACGAAATCGAATCAAACCATAACCGCCATCGCTGGACTATCGAAGAGTGCAGGACCATCAAGGCGGAGTATCAACAGAAACTTAAAAAACTGCGAAACAGCAGAAGTGAGGCTGCATGAATATCTACGAAAGAATTGATGGCAGCAAATACCGAAATACTTGGGTAGTTGGCGATCTGCACGGATGCTACACGAACCTGATGAACAAACTGGATACGATTGGATTCGACAACAAAAAAGACCTGCTTATCTCGGTGGGCGATTTGGTTGATCGTGGTGCAGAGAACGTTGAATGCCTGGAATTAATCACATTCCCCTGGTTCAGAGCTGTACGTGGAAACCATGAGCAAATGATGATTGATGGCTTATCAGAGCGTGGAAACGTCAATCACTGGCTGCTTAATGGCGGTGGCTGGTTCTTTAATCTCGATTACGACAAAGAAATTCTGGCTAAAGCTCTTGCCCATAAAGCAGATGAACTTCCGTTAATCATCGAACTGGTGAGTAAAGGAAAAAAATATGTCATCTGCCACGCCGATTATCCTTGTGATAAATACGAGTTTGGAAAGCCAGTTGATCATCAGCAGGTAATCTGGAACCGCGAACGAATCAGCAACTCACAAGACGGGATCGTGAAAGAAATCAAAGGCGCGGACACGTTCATCTTTGGTCATACGCCAGCAGTGAAACCACTCAAATTTGCCAACCAGATGTATATCGATACTGGCGCAGTGTTCTGCGGAAACCTCACATTGATTCAGGTACAGGGAGAAGGCGCATGAGACTCGAAAGCATAGCTAAATTTCATTCGCCAAAAAGCCCGATGATGAGCGACTCACCACGGGCCACGGCTTCTGACTCTCTTTCCGGTACTGATGTGATGGCTGCTATGGGGATGGCGCAATCACAAGCCGGATTCGGAATGGCTGTATTCTGTGGTAAGCACGAACTCAGCCAGAACGACAAACAAAAGGCTATCAACTATCTGATGCAATTTGCACACAAGGTATCGGGGAAATACCGTGGCGTGGCAAAGCTTGAAGGAAATACTAAGGCAAAGGTACTGCAAGTGCTCGCAACATTCGCTTATGCGGATTATTGCCGTAGTGCCGCTACGCCGGGCGCAAGATGCAGAGATTGCCACGGTACAGGCCGTGCGGTTGATATAGCCAAAACAGAGCTGTGGGGGAGAGTTGCTGAGAAAGAGTGCGGAAGATGTAAAGGCGTCGGTTATTCAAGAATGCCAGCAAGCGCCGCATATCGCGCTGTGACGATGCTAATCCCAAACCTTACCCAACCCACCTGGTCACGCACTGTTAAGCCGCTGTATGACGCTCTGGTTGTGCAATGCCACAAGGAAGAGTCAATCGCAGACAACATTTTGAATGCGATCACACGTTAGCGCCATGATTGCCACGGATGGCAACATATTAACGGCATAATATTGACTTTTTGAATAACTTTGGGGAAACTTGACACCAATAATGGGCGTTTTTTACATGTCATTGATGAGTCTCAATAACCTGCCGCCGAGTAGTTTTTATGCTCTGAATTGTATTTGTGTAGTAAACATGCTGACTGCAATGTAATAGAGTTTTTTAGCCTGTAACCTCTTGACGGCATTGAATTGCTTTTGTTATGAGTTGTAAGCCAATGTTATCATCTTGTATTGGGGTGGTTATGAAGGATGGTGCGCTGCTCAGGAGTTCTTCACTTTTTATTGCCTACATGGGATGCCTTGGATGGGGGAGTGCTTATTTCTATGGATGGGGTACTTCTTTTTACTACGGCTTCCCATGGTGGATTGTAGGTGCAGGTGTTGATGATGTTGCCAGAAGTTTATTTTTTGCAGTTATCGTCATTGCTATATTTCTTATCGGTTGGGGTATTGGTGTTGTATTCTTTTTCGCAGTGAAAAGAAAACATTCTATGCAAGAGCTAAATGTATTTCGCCTTTATTTTGCTGTGGAATTATTGTTTGTGCCGGCAATTATTGAGTTTTCTATATTGAGACAGAAGATTCAGGTACCTCTTTTGCTACTGTCAGCAGCGATTGCGCTGGCGGTTACAATTTCGATAAGATCTTATGGGCGATTTTTATCGGTATCATGCTTCTATGATAAGCCATTTATAAAAAAACATTTTTTTGAGATTGTGATGATTGCTTTTGTGGCATATTTCTGGCTTTTTTCATTTCTGACAGGATATTACAAACCGCAGTTTAAGAAAGAATATGAAATGATTAATTATAATGATGGTTGGTATTATGTTCTTGCTCGTTATGATAATTGTCTGGTTTTGTCTACTTCTTTCAATGCAGGTAGTAAAAGGTTTGTCATTTATCAATCAGCACAAGATAAGAATCTTCAGGTTGATATTGTAAGGACCAGAATTTAATTGGCTGCATAAATAATATTTTAAGTTGCAAGTTGGCTATTCGTAGGAATAGAACCTTAGGCATGCTGAATGCGTTTTCTGAACATTGTTTTATAAACTGTGTCTGCTTGCTGTTGTGATCCTGCTTTTAGTGATGGTGATGATGGATTTCACCAGCAGGATAATGTTGGTACTGACTGATGGCGCTCTGGTCTGCGGCATTGTGGTATTGCTGTGGCCGATGATGAAAGAACAGAATGAATAATTCTTGACTTTTTTGTTTACTGTTTATTAAAAAATCAACCGCATGGTGAATCCTCCTTGGAGGGGCTAAATGATCGAGTTTTAAGGGCACGTAGCGAGTTCTGTTTGATCATTGCAGAACTTAGCGGGAGGCGCCATGCGTACATCACTAATGTTATTTCCTTCTATCATTTTCCTTGTGAGTTCTGGCTGCGCATGGCGCGGCCTTTTTTTTATGACCTGCCACTGGCAGATGGTCATCCTGTGATTTGATTCCGGTTCCGGCTTTTTAACTCTGTTCCTGTACACGGGAGAAATTCTATGTCGATTAATCGTTATGATATTGGTTACAAGAAGTACCACGTATTGTGTTGAGATAGAAAGCATGGTGCCAGAGGTAAATGCAGCAGCATAATAAAAAAGAGCCAGCGCAGAAGAGAACGGGTAAAAGAGTCTGCGCTGGCGTGGGGATATTCCCCGTGGAGAAATGATATGTAACACACATCGGGAACCTTTCTATATAAACATTATCATTATTGTCAATCATAACAGTCAGGTATTATGACGTTTATGCATCAGGGCCATCAGGAATTAACTGGTGGCTTTTTATTGTTGTCAGCTTCCGGATAACGGGAGACGGGGTATGTACCAGATGGAAAAAATAACAACAGGTGTGTCATACACCACGTCAGCGGTGGGGACGGGATACTGGCTACTGCAGTTGCTGGACAAAGTCTCCCCATCCCAGTGGGTGGCAATAGGCGTATTGGGTAGCCTGGTGTTTGGCTTGCTGACGTATCTGACAAACCTTTATTTCAAGATTAAAGAAGATAAGCGTAAGGCTGCGAGAGGTGAATAATGTCGCCATCATTACGCAAGGCTGTTGCTGCTGCTATTGGTGGTGGGGCTGTTGCCATAGCGTCTGTGCTCATCACTGGTCCGAGTGGTGACGATGGCCTGGAAGGTGTCAGCTACATACCATACGAAGATATCGTTGGCGTATGGACTGTATGTCACGGACACACCGGAAAAGACATCATTCCCGGTAAAACGTATACCGAAGCAGAATGCAAAGCCCTCCTGAATAAAGACCTTGCCACGGTCGCCAGACAAATTAACCCGTACATCAAAGTCGATATACCGGAAACAACGCGCGGCGCTCTTTACTCGTTCGTTTACAACGTGGGCGCTGGTAATTTCAGAACATCGACGCTTCTTCGCAAAATAAACCAGGGTGATATCAAAGGCGCATGTGACCAGCTACGTCGCTGGACATACGCTGGCGGTAAGCAATGGAAAGGGCTGATGACCCGTCGTGATATTGAGCGTGAAGTCTGTTTGTGGGGGCAGCAATGAGCAGGGTAACCGCGATTATCTCCGCTCTGGTTATTTGCATCATCCTCTGCCTGTCATGGGCTGTTAATCATTACCGTGATAACGCCATCGCCTACAAAGACCAGCGCGACAAAGCCACATCCATCATCGCTGACATGCAGAAGCGTCAACGTGATGTAGCAGAACTCGACGCCAGATACACAAAGGAGCTTGCTGATGCTAATGCGACTATCGAAAGTCTCCGTGCTGATGTTTCTGCTGGGCGTAAGCGCCTGCAAGTCTCCGCCACCTGTGCAAAGTCAACGACCGGAGCCAGCAGCATGGGCGATGGAGAAAGCCCAGGACTTACAGCAGATGCTGAACTCAATTATTACCGTCTCCGAGGTGGAATCGACAAGATAACCGCGCAGGTTAACTACCTGCAGGAATACATCAGGACGCAGTGCTTAAAATAATTTTAATTTCACTGAAATTTAACAAGTGACTTTCAGGAAAATGCCTCGCAGATGCGGGGCATTTTTGTACCGGTATTTCACCGCGCACCGCAGCGCACAATAAACACCGAACCTGACCCTTTGGAATGGGCCTTTGAGGATACCAGTTAGTGCTGGCGAGCCTCGGTGGGCTGGTTTCCTGTGCGGCAAAGGTTCATTTCAAAGAAGCAGGCAACGCCATGAATGAATTAATTGCGAATCATGACTTCGACTTTCGCCAGTTAGTTACCGCAGCAGAAGGTCAACCGGTAACTGACACCTTCCAGATTGCCAGGGCATTTGGTAAACGCCATCAGCATGTGATTAGGGCTATTAAATGTTTGAGATGTTCTGAGGAATTCTCGACAACCCATTTTTGGGCCGTCGAGAAAATCAATGACTTAGGGATTTTTGACAAGAAACAGATTTACTACCGCATGGACTTTAGTGGCTTCGTTATGCTGGTTATGGGATTTAACGGGGCAAAAGCCGATGCTGTTAAAGAAGCCTATATCAATGCGTTTAACTGGATGTCAGCAGAACTCCGTAAGTACAGCGAAAGTTATGAAGCAGAACGTAACGCCGTAATGCTGGAGTACATGAAAGAGAAGGATGTCGCCAGCATGTCAGGCCGTCTGCTCAATCGCTGGGGGAGAACGAAAAAACCTCAATTGCTTGCAAAGCTGGAACGTCTGGAGAGACAGGGACAGTTTTTATTACCGGGATTCGATAAAGGTATTCAAGCCTGACACATTATGCGCTGTATCGTCGCCGTATTCCCGCATTAACCATGACCGTAGCCCGACGGGGAATTCCTTCTGCGCGAGTGTGCGGGAATAATCAAAACGATGCACACCGGGTTTTTACCGCGCTAATGATTCGCGGGTTTGTCCCTCATGCTCGCCAGTCTTGTGCGAGGGTGGAAGAAACAGGGCATGTATTCAGGAGCGTGCGACCGTGGTCGCACGACGCTGGTCTGTCAGACATTGAATTCATTGCGAATAAACCAGAACGCTTGCGGGTCCTTTCCGGCGATCCGGCAGGCTACGGGGCGGCGACCTCGCGGGTTTTCGCTATTTATGAAAATTTTCCGGTTTAAGGCGTTTCCGTTCTTCTTCGTCGTAACTTAGTGTTTTTATTTAAAATACCCCCTGAAAAGAAAGGAAACGACAGGTGCTGAAAGCGAGCTTTTTGGCCTCTGTCGTTTCCTTTCTCTGTTTTTGTCCGTGGAATGAACAATGGAAGTCAACAAAAAGCAGCTGGCTGACATTTTCGGTGCGAGTATCCGTACCATTCAGAACTGGCAGGAACAGGGAATGCCCGTTCTGCGAGGCGGTGGCAAGGGTAATGAGGTGCTTTATGACTCTGCCGCCGTCATAAAATGGTATGCCGAAAGGGATGCTGAAATTGAGAACGAAAAGCTGCGCCGGGAGGTTGAAGAACTGCGGCAGGCCAGCGAGACAGATCTCCAGCCAGGGACTATTGAGTACGAACGCCATCGACTTACGCGTGCGCAGGCCGACGCACAGGAGCTGAAAAATGCCAGAGACTCCGCTGAAGTGGTGGAAACCGCATTCTGTACTTTCGTGCTGTCGCGGATCGCAGGTGAAATTGCCAGTATTCTCGACGGGATCCCACTGTCGGTGCAGCGGCGTTTTCCGGAACTGGAAAACCGACATGTTGATTTCCTGAAACGGGATATCATCAAAGCCATGAACAAAGCAGCCGCGCTGGATGAACTGATACCGGGGTTGCTGAGTGAATATATCGAACAGTCAGGTTAACAGGCTGCGGCATTTTGTCCGCGCCGGGCTTCGCTCACTGTTCAGGCCGGAGCCACAGACCGCCGTTGAATGGGCGGATGCCAATTACTATCTCCCGAAAGAATCCGCATACCAGGAAGGGCGCTGGGAAACACTGCCCTTTCAGCGGGCCATCATGAATGCGATGGGCAGCGACTACATCCGCGAGGTGAATGTGGTGAAGTCTGCCCGTGTTGGTTATTCCAAAATGCTGTTGGGTGTTTATGCCTACTTCATAGAGCATAAGCAGCGCAACACACTTATCTGGTTGCCGACGGATGGTGATGCCGAGAACTTTATGAAAACTCACGTTGAGCCGACCATCCGTGATATTCCTTCGCTGCTGGCGCTGGCCCCGTGGTATGGCAAAAAGCACCGGGATAACACGCTCACCATGAAGCGTTTCACCAATGGGCGTGGCTTCTGGTGCCAGGGTGGTAAAGCGGCAAAAAACTACCGTGAAAAATCGGTGGATGTGGCGGGTTATGATGAACTTGCTGCCTTTGATGATGATATTGAACAGGAAGGCTCCCCGACGTTCCTGGGCGATAAGCGTATTGAAGGCTCGGTCTGGCCAAAGTCCATCCGTGGCTCCACGCCCAAAGTGAGAGGCACCTGCCAGATTGAGCGTGCTGCCAGTGAATCCCCGCATTTTATGCGTTTTCATGTTGCCTGCCCGCACTGCGGGGAGGAGCAGTATCTTAAATTTGGCGATAAAGAGACGCCGTTTGGCCTCAAATGGACGCCGGATGATCCCTCCAGCGTGTTTTATCTCTGCGAGCATAATGCCTGCGTCATCCGCCAGCAGGAGCTGGACTTTACTGATGCCCGTTATATCTGCGAAAAGACCGGGATCTGGACCCGTGATGGCATTCTCTGGTTTTCGTCATCCGGTGAAGAGATTGAGCCGCCTGACAGTGTGACCTTTCACATCTGGACAGCGTACAGCCCGTTCACCACCTGGGTGCAGATTGTCAAAGACTGGATGAAAACGAAAGGGGATACGGGAAAACGTAAAACCTTCGTGAACACCACGCTCGGTGAGACGTGGGAGGCGAAAATCGGCGAACGTCCGGATGCTGAAGTGATGGCAGAACGGAAAGAGCATTATTCAGCGCCCGTTCCTGACCGTGTGGCTTACCTGACCGCCGGTATCGACTCCCAGCTGGATCGCTACGAAATGCGCGTATGGGGATGGGGGCCGGGTGAGGAAAGCTGGCTGATTGACCGGCAGATTATTATGGGCCGCCACGACGACGAGCAGACGCTGCTGCGTGTGGATGAGGCCATCAATAAAACCTACACCCGCCGGAATGGTGCAGAAATGTCGGTATCCCGTATCTGCTGGGATACTGGAGGGATTGACCCGACCATTGTGTATGAACGCTCGAAAAAACATGGGCTGTTCAGGGTGATCCCCATTAAAGGTGCATCCGTATACGGAAAGCCGGTGGCCAGCATGCCACGTAAGCGAAACAAAAACGGGGTTTACCTTACCGAAATCGGTACGGATACCGCGAAAGAGCAAATTTATAACCGCTTCACACTGACGCCGGAAGGGGATGAACCGCTTCCCGGTACCGTTCACTTCCCGAATAACCCGGATATTTTTGATCTGACCGAAGCGCAGCAGCTGACGGCTGAAGAGCAGGTCGAAAAATGGGTGGATGGCAGGAAAAAAATACTGTGGGACAGCAAAAAGCGACGCAATGAGGCACTCGACTGCTTCGTTTATGCGCTGGCGGCGCTGCGCATCAGTATTTCCCGCTGGCAGCTGGATCTCAGTGCGCTGCTGGCGAGCCTGCAGGAAGAGGATGGTGCAGCAACCAACAAGAAAACACTGGCAGATTACGCCCGTGCCTTATCCGGAGAGGATGAATGACGCGACAGGAAGAACTTGCCGCTGCCCGTGCGGCACTGCATGACCTGATGACAGGAAAACGGGTGGCAACGGTACAGAAAGACGGACGGAGAGTGGAGTTTACGGCCACTTCCGTGTCTGACCTGAAAAAATACATTGCGGAGCTGGAAGTGCAGACCGGCATGACACAGCGACGCAGGGGACCTGCAGGATTTTATGTATGAAAACGTCCACCATTCCCACCCTTCTGGGGCCGGACGGCATGACATCACTGCGTGAATATGCCGGTTATCACGGCGGTGGCAGCGGATTTGGTGGGCAGTTGCGGGCGTGGAATCCACCGGGTGAAAGTGTGGATGCAGCCCTGCTGCCCAACTTTACCCGTGGCAATGCCCGCGCGGACGATCTGGTACGCAATAACGGCTATGCTGCCAACGCCATCCAGCTGCATCAGGATCATATCGTCGGGTCTTTTTTCCGGCTCAGTCATCGCCCAAGCTGGCGCTATCTGGGCATCGGGGAGGAAGAAGCCCGTGCCTTTTCCCGCGAGGTTGAAGCGGCATGGAAAGAGTTTGCCGAGGACGACTGTTGCTGCATTGACGTTGAGCGAAAACGCACGTTCACCATGATGATTCGGGAAGGTGTGGCCATGCATGCCTTTAACGGTGAACTGTTCGTTCAGGCCACCTGGGATACCAGCCCGTCGCGACTGTTCCGGACACAGTTCCGGATGGTCAGTCCGAAGCGTATCAGCAACCCGAACAATACCGGCGACAGCCGGAACTGCCGTGCCGGTGTGCAGATTAATGACAGCGGTGCGGCGCTGGGATATTACGTCAGCGAGGACGGCTATCCTGGCTGGATGCCGCAGAAATGGACATGGATACCCCGTGAGTTACCCGGCGGGCGCGCCTCGTTCATTCACGTTTTTGAACCCGTGGAGGACGGGCAGACCCGCGGTGCAAATGTGTTTTACAGCGTGATGGAGCAGATGAAGATGCTCGACACGCTGCAGAACACGCAGCTGCAGAGCGCCATTGTGAAGGCGATGTATGCCGCCACCATTGAGAGTGAGCTGGATACGCAGTCAGCGATGGATTTTATTCTGGGCGCGAACAGTCAGGAGCAGCGGGAAAGGCTGACCGGCTGGATTGGTGAAATTGCCGCGTATTACGCCGCAGCACCGGTCCGTCTGGGAGGCGCAAAAGTGCCGCACCTGATGCCGGGTGACTCACTGAACCTGCAGACGGCTCAGGACACGGATAACGGTTACTCCGTGTTTGAGCAGTCACTGTTGCGGTATATCGCTGCCGGGCTGGGTGTCTCGTATGAGCAGCTTTCCCGGAATTACGCCCAGATGAGCTACTCCACGGCACGGGCCAGTGCGAACGAGTCGTGGGCGTACTTTATGGGGCGGCGAAAATTCGTCGCATCCCGTCAGGCGAGCCAGATGTTTCTGTGCTGGCTGGAAGAGGCCATCGTTCGCCGCGTGGTGACGTTACCTTCAAAAGCGCGTTTCAGCTTTCAGGAAGCCCGCAGCGCCTGGGGGAACTGTGACTGGATAGGCTCCGGTCGTATGGCCATCGATGGTCTGAAAGAAGTACAGGAAGCGGTGATGCTGATAGAAGCCGGACTGAGCACCTACGAGAAAGAGTGCGCGAAACGCGGTGACGACTATCAGGAAATTTTTGCCCAGCAGGTCCGTGAAACGATGGAGCGCCGCGCGGCTGGTCTTAAACCGCCCGCCTGGGCGGCTGCGGCATTTGAATCCGGGCTGCGACAATCAACAGAGGAGGAGAAGAGTGACAGCAGAGCTGCGTAATCTCCCGCATATTGCCAGCATGGCCTTTAATGAGCCGCTGATGCTTGAACCCGCCTATGCGCGGGTTTTCTTTTGTGCGCTTGCAGGCCAGCTTGGGATCAGCCGCCTGACAGATGCAGTGTCCGGTGACAGCCTGACTGCCGGAGAGGCACCCGCGACGCTGGCGTTATCCGGTGATGATGACGGACCACGACAGGCCCGCAGTTATCAGGTCATGAACGGCATCGCCGTGCTGCCGGTTTCCGGCACGCTGGTCAGCCGGACGCGGGCGCTGCAGCCGTATTCGGGGATGACCGGTTACAACGGCATTATCTCCCGTCTGCAACAGGCTGCCAGCGACCCGATGGTGGACGGCATTCTGCTGGATATGGACACGCCGGGCGGAATGGTGGCGGGGGCATTTGACTGCGCTGACATCATCGCCCGTGTGCGTGACATAAAGCCGGTATGGGCGCTGGCCAATGACATGAACTGCAGTGCAGGTCAGTTGCTTGCCAGTGCCGCCTCCCGGCGTCTGGTCACGCAGACCGCCCGGACAGGCTCCATCGGCGTCATGATGGCTCACAGTAATTACGGCGCTGCGCTGGAGAAACAGGGTGTGGAAATCACGCTGATTTACAGCGGCAGCCATAAGGTGGATGGCAACCCCTACAGCCATCTTCCGGATGATGTCCGGGAAACACTGCAGTCCCGGATGGATGCAACCCGCCGGATGTTTGCGCAGAAGGTGTCGGCATATACCGGCCTGTCCGTGCAGGCCGTGCTGGATACCGAGGCTGCAGTATACAGCGGTCAGGAGGCCATTGATGCCGGACTGGCTGATGAACTTGTTAACAGCACCGATGCGATCACCGTCATGCGTGATGCACTGGATGCACGTAAATCCCGTCTCTCAGGAGGGCGAATGACCAAAGAGACTCAATCAACAACTGTTTCTGCCACTGCTTCGCAGGCTGACGTTACTGACGTGGTTCCAGCGACGGAGGGCGAAAACGCCAGCGCGGCGCAGCCGGACGTGAACGCGCAGATCACCGCAGCGGTTGCGGCAGAAAACAGCCGCATTATGGGGATCCTCAACTGTGAGGAGGCCCACGGACGTGAAGAACAGGCACGCGTGCTGGCAGAAACCCCCGGAATGACCGTGGAAACGGCCCGCCGCATTCTGGCCGCAGCACCACAGAGTGCACAGGCGCGCAGTGACACTGCGCTGGATCGTCTGATGCAGGGGGCACCGGCACCGCTGGCTGCAGGTAACCCGGCATCCGATGCCGTTAACGATTTGCTGAACACACCAGTGTAAGGGATGTTTATGACGAGCAAAGAAACCTTTACCCATTACCAGCCGCTGGGCAACAGTGACCCGGCTCATACCGCAACCGCGCCCGGCGGATTGAGTGCGAAAACGCCTGCAATGACCCCGCTGATGCCGGATACCTCCACCCGTAAGCTGGTTGCGTGGGATGGCACCACTGACGGTGCTGCTGTTGGCATTCTGGCGGTTGCTGCTGACCAGACCAGCACCACGCTGACGTTCTACAAGTCCGGCACGTTCCGTTATGAGGATGTGCTCTGGCCGGATGCTGCCAGCGACGAGACGAAAAAACGGACCGCGTTTGCCGGAACGGCAATCAGCATCGTTTAACCTGACCCTTCATCACTAAAGGCCGCCTTTGCGGCTTTTTTTACGGGATTTTTTTATGTCGATGTACACAACCGCCCAGCTGCTGGCGGCAAATGAGCAGAAATTTAAGTTTGATCCGCTGTTTCTGCGTCTCTTTTTCCGTGAGAGCTATCCCTTCACCACGGAGAAAGTCTATCTCTCACAAATTCCGGGGCTGGTAAACATGGCGCTGTACGTTTCGCCGATTGTTTCCGGTGAGGTTATCCGCTCCCGTGGCGGCTCCACCTCTGAATTTACGCCGGGATATGTCAAGCCGAAGCACTTAGCATGGCTTTCTGAGGCTTTCGTGTAGTTGCTGGTTTTTACACTTAATCTTTTGATAATAAAGAATAAGTTTATCTGGCGCTTTCACTGGATTTTCCTCGTTATCTGTGTGTTGCAATCATCTCTGTATTGCAGCTTGTATTGCTTTTTGGGGCTAAAAATGGCTGGCGAGAACAAACTGAGCGACAAAGCACTTAAAGGATATCTGGGGAAACCCAGAGAAAAGCAGATCACCATTGCTGATGGAAAGGGGCTTTCTATTCGTGTGAGTACCAAGGGGGCTGTGAGCTTTGTTTTCTTCTACAGGTTAGCAGGTGGCCGGGCTGCTCCGGTCTGGCTAACGTTGGGTAAATATCCTGATATGTCACTCAAACAGGTAAGGGAAAAGCGCGACGAGTGCCGTGCTTGGTTGGCTGACAAACGTGATCCGCGTATCCAGATTAAGATTCAGGCTGAAGAACGCTTAAAGCCGGTCACAGTGGAGGATGCACTAAATTACTGGTATGAAAATTACTGTAAGGTGCGTCGTAAAACTCATGCTGTAACGCTTGGCAGATTTCGAAAGCATATCTTTCCCTATATCGGTCATTTGCCCGTAAATGACACTCACCTATATGAATGGCTGGACTGTTTTGACCGAATTAAAAGTAATGCACCAGTTATGGCGGCGTATGTTTTTTCTGACACTAAATTAGCTCTTCGTTTTTGTCGGGTACGCCAGTACGCGACGTGTGATGCTTTAAAGGATTTGCGCATGAGTGATGTGGGGCAGATTGCAGGTAAGCGGGATCGGGTTCTGGATGAAGCCGAACTCGGCCAGCTCTGGAAGGCAATTTTTGTCGAGCCTGATTTAAAACTAATGTCTGAATACACGCGAAAAATGTTTGTGCTTTGTACAGTATTTGGATGTCGAATGAGTGAAGCCCGATTATCAGAATGGAGCGAATGGGATCTCGAAAGTTGGGTTTGGACTGTACCAAAAGATCACTCAAAAACTGGTGTTGAAATCGTCAGACCAGTACCTGAAATTCTACGACAGTGGGTAACGGATGTTCACGAAGAGACAAAACATACTGGTTATGTGCTGGGAAGTCTGCGAATTAGAGAAAGCGTAAGCAAGATTGGGGGGAAAATCGGTAAACGTTTGGGCCATGAAAAACAATGGTCACTACACGACCTTAGAAGAACGCTATCTACTCATCTAAGTGATCTCGGTGTTGAATTTTATGTAGTAGAACAACTGTTAGGCCATGCGCTACCTGGCGTGGCAGGTGTTTACAACCGGAGTAAGTTTATGGCTAAAAAACTGGATGCTCTGGAACTCTGGACTACATATCTCAATAGCATCGCAGCTGCTGATTCAAAAGTGACAATCCTCAAACAAAAGGCTGGTTAACATGAAAAAAATGGCAATTGTTGATAAAAAGGGTCTGGAATACATTCCTAACATTGACCGAATGATCCGTGAGAAAGAATGCCGTGAGTTAACTACTCTTGCTAATAGCACTCGATGGAAGTTAGAGAAAGAAGGAAAGTTTCCAAAGCGAATTAAAATAGGTGCCACTGCCGTAGCATATCGCCTTTCGGAGGTGCAGGCGTGGATTCGTGGGGAATGGTACTTAAATAAGTAAATCATTTCAATTAGGTAGGTTTATTACCTACCTAATTAATTTAAATCATGTTTGCCTTATTTCCTAATTTTATGGAGCAATCCTCTAAAAGATGCCCGATGAACTTATGAGTTCCAATAACATAATCTTGAAGCCTATATTCCATTCCTAATAATGACTTGTTCTCTTTGTCCTTGAAAAAAGGAAAAGAGGCAAGGTTTTCATCGACAATATAAAGGTGTTTGATTTTGTTGTTTAAAACCCTAGTTTCGTTAATGACATCGTAAGAATCAAGTTGGGAGAGGTCAATACCATAACTTAAGTATTTCTTTTTTAATTTATCCCATGTATATGGAACTTTAACTTGATTTTCAGGTATTTCTTTAATAATTGCTTCTAGCAAAGAGTATGCCATGGTACTAAACTGTTCAATAATAGCCCAAAGATTAATTACGACACTGTCATTGGCAAAAAATGAGGCTTTTCTATTAAGATCATCATAATAACCAACCCTCTCTCTATGTCTGGCTTGAGAAATCAAGGCCATTTCATGCTCTTCATCGTCTAATAAGTCTGGATTATATTGGGGAGTGTTATCTGCAATTTTTTGTATCTCCTTAAGATTTATGTTATATGTATGATAAACAAATGAGTGAAATACTATTAGATCTTCAAGTCGGAACGAAAATTTCCCAAGTAGAGACAGGAATCTACTATCATGAGGGAAATAATGTGGGATAGGATTGTCTGTTAAATTATATTCACTTATTCGTTTTAGATTTTGCATCTCTCACAGATCCTTTTAAAAGTCTTAACCTCTAGGTTCAATACCTTGTTTGCGTAGTTCTGCTCTTGCTAGTTCTTTAAGCCAATTAGCCAAACTCATTCCTTCTTTTGCAGCCGCACTAACCATTTGTTCTTTTAGTTCCGGGTTGATACGGATCTGAAATGCCGGTGCCTTACCAGCACCTTTCGGCTGTTTATCGCGCTGAATGATAGTTGACATGTATGTACCTATTGCTTAGTATGCTTCTTGATAGGTACACACCTTATCATGTTTTATTGCTCTGGAACAACGCCCTGCAGTGCTCGCAACACATACAGGGCGTTTAACCACCAACGATAGCAACAGTATCGAGGTAGCTATGAGAAATCATACCACACACCCGCAAGGGCGGAACTCGCACAACCTGAATAAATACATCTGGCGTTTTATCGCCTTGAGTACGGCACAACCGCGCGTGATTACCATCGAGGCCATCAGCGAACAGGAAGCCCGCCAGCAATCCCCAACTGGCTGCGTGATGGTATTCGCTGCCCGTATTCGTCAGGAGGTGCGCCGTGCTTAAAACCTTCCGTGTATTTGCCCGAGCTGTTAACCCACGAGGCCACACAATTGGTATCGCTCAGAACGTGAAGGCTGTTAATGTTCAGACGGCTATTGCTGCGGTGAGAAGCGAATCATCAGAATATGGCTTATCACAAGTCATTATTTCAGCAGTGTATGAATTAAAAGAGGTGCATTAATGCAGGAAATCACATTACACGAAGCCGCTGAACGTGCGCACCAAACAGAGATTATTTGCCGCCTTCTTGAGGTATACCCGAACAAAATTACAGATGCTGATATATCCGCGCTGGCGAGCCTACTGGCGCGCCTTTCGGGAAGTGTCGCTAGTTTCCTGATTGAGGAAGAAAGTAAGCTGGTGGGGGATTAAATGAATACAGAACGAGAAGTCTTTTTTAAATTGTTAGCATGTGCAGAGAGTTCATTAACTTTAAATAATTCAGCAAAAGCAATATTAAATATGTGGCTTGATTGCATAAATGACAATGAAGATGCAAATATTGCTTATGGCCTGTTGTCACTTATTGATGAAGCAGCAGAAAAAATCAATGACGCAATAAATAGTGCCCTGCTATCAAATAAGTCGAGTTAAGTCGAAGAATAAATAATATGGAAATGAAAAATTCTGGCTTTATTGCCAGCGGCCCCGCTCGGCCTGAATTTATGAACGGCGATATTTACCGCGATAAATACGGCGGCACGGTAACGATTAAAGGCGTGGCAGAACGGCGCATCACTTACCGCCGTGAGGGGTATAGCTATGACTGCGTGATGCCTGTTTATCAGTTCCGGCGTGATTTTTCCCTGGTATATGCCGCACCCCGCAGTAAGCCCACCAGCAGGGAAAAAGCGCGGGGAAACATCCAGAAAATGAAAAGCATGATTAACGCATTCAGGGGCAAAAAATGAAACTGGCACCGAACTTAAAAAAACAGCCACGCGACAGACTGACAGAGGTAATCATCTTTGCAGGTAGTGATGCGTGGAGCCATGCGAAAGAGTGGCAGGAATGGGCGGGTAAACATATTGCCGCCGACGATGTGCCGCCTGTCGTGCTGGCTGATGAGCAACTGAAAAACATCACCGATTACCGGATCATTGATGAAGATCGTCAGTGTGTGCGTGTTTACCGCGCAGGACATATCACAGAGCACAGCATGACGCAGATTGTTACGTTACTGGCTGTGGCTGGAGTGAAGACCGTACACGAATACGCGGGGATTACTGACACCAGCCCTGTGGATTTATCCGACCAGTTGCCGCGACTCAAAGAGGAATGCGAGCGTGGGGAAAGCCTGGTGCTTAATCTTCCGACGAAGCAAAAGGCGCAACTTTCACAGATGGCAGACAGTGAGCGGGCACAACTACTTGCCGATCGCTTTGATGGTGTTTGTGTTCATGCAGAAAGTGAAATCGTCCACGTATGGCGCGGCGGGGTATGGTGTCCGGTCAGCACAATGGAGCTGAGCCGCGAAATGGTGGCGATCTATTCAGAGCACAGGGCCACGTTCAGCAAACGCGTAATCAATAACGCCGTGGAAGCGTTAAAAGTTATTGCCGCCCCCATGGGGGAGCCGTCCGGTGATTTGCTACCGTTCACTAATGGTGTGCTTAATCTGAAAACGGGGGAATTTTCTCCGCACTCGCCGGAGCACTGGAGCACCACGCACAATGGTATTGAGTACACGCCACCAGTAGCAGGGGAAAACATCCGCGATAATGCGCCAAATTTCCATAAATGGCTTGAACATGCTGCAGGAAAAGACCCGCGCAAGATGATGCGTATATGTGCCGCGTTATACATGATTATGGCGAACCGCTACGACTGGCAGATGTTCATTGAGGCCACCGGAGACGGGGGAAGCGGTAAGAGTACATTTACCCATATTGCCACCCTGCTTGCAGGCAAACAGAACACCGTAAGCGCAGAGATGACATCACTCGATGATGCAGGAGGGCGCGCGCAGGTTGTCGGGAGTCGTCTTATCGTCCTTGCCGATCAGCCGAAATATACGGGGGAAGGCACGGGCATCAAGAAAATCACGGGAGGCGATCCCGTTGAAATCAATCCGAAATATGAGAAGCGATTCACGACGATAATAAGGGCGGTGGTACTGGCAACCAATAACGACCCGATGATCTTTACCGAACGGGCCGGAGGTGTGTCACGCCGTCGGGTGATTTTCCGGTTCGACAACATTGTAAGGGAGGACGAAAAAGACAAGGAATTACCGGAAAAGATAGCGGCAGAAATCCCCGTAATTATCCGCCGCTTGCTGGCTAACTTTGCTGACCCTGAAAAGGCAAGGGCTTTACTACTGGAACAGCGTGACGGTGATGAAGCTCTGGCAATAAAGCAGCAAACGGATCCAGTTGTTGAGCTTTGCGCGGCGCTTGAGTTTCTGGAGGAAGCTCGTGGGCTAATGATGGGCGGTGGTGGTGACTCCGTGAAGTACACGACCAGAAACAGCCTTTACCGTGTCTATATGGCCTTCATGGCATACACAGGAAAGGGGAAATGTTTGAGCGTGAATGAGTTCGGAAAGGCTATGAGGTCAGCGGCGAAAGTTTACGGATATGAATATATTACGCGAAAAGTTAAGGGAGTCACGCAGACCAACGCAACGACTACTGATGATTGCGATGCGTTTTTATAAAAAATGGCAATGGTTATCTACCTTGTCTACCTGACTGAAAGAAAATACTTTTATTTCAATGTATTAATGCAGGTAGATAACTATTTTTCACTGTCTACCTGTTATCTACCTTATCTACCCATTTTTGTAGACAGGTAAGGAGACGGGTAGAGATGAGGTAGACAGCTATTTGGGGCTGTCTACCTCCCTGAAACCCGCGCCATTACTGGCCTGATAACTAATCAGGTAGACAAGGTAGACAAGGTGGTGGTGCACAAAAAACTTTTTAAACGAGGGGGTAAAAATAAAAATGCACACATCAGGAAAACTGAACAAACATATAAAGCCACATTACCGCGCCCTTGATATGGCTGAACACTGGCTAAGGGTGGCGATTAAGGCAATAGACCGCAACGCCGGGGAAGGATACGCGAAAGCACATCCCGAACTGATAAGCGCATTCATGACAACGGCGGCTGCAAACTTTGCCACGCTGACCGAACGGGAGATTGCCGAAGCGGAGGAAGTGACAACCATCAATATTAAGTCCGGAGAGCAGGCAGCATGACGGCGCAAATAGCAGCTTACGGGCGGCTGGTGGACGCCCCGCAGACAAAACAGACCAGCAAGGGCACCCCCATGACGCTGGCGCGTATGGCGGTATCACTGCCCTGCAGCCAATCGGATGACGGTCAGGCGACGATGTGGTTATCTGTTCTGGCGTTTGGCAGACAAGCCGACGCGCTGGCAAAGCATCACAAAGGCGAACTCCTGAGCGTGGCGGGTAACATGCAGGTGAGTCAGTGGACTGGACAGAACGGTGAAACGCGGCAGGGCTGGCAGGTTATCGCAGACAGCGTAATCAGTGCGCGAACGGTGCGACCGGGCGGCAAAAAAGGCCAACAGGGGCAGGCTACTGACGCACTGAACAGAGCAAAACAACAGGCAGATCAGCAAGGAAGCCATCCACCAGTGGGAGATAATGAGCAATGGGGAGATGATATTCCGTTTTAAATATTGCCAATAAAAAAGGCCGGAAAAAAATAAATTTTCCGGCATGCTACATAAATCCCGACCAAAGGGAGTGAAGATATTAACACTAATTATCCGCGCTGAAGTTGTCATCCCAAAACTTTATACAACATTGCACTCGGTTGCATGTATTCGCATGACAAATATCGGTGATAGCATATATCCACAATTATTTTTAATGAATGCAAAGAGGATGCGTATGGTTGATTTATATTCGCCTACCCAGCTTGTACAGGTGGTTAATGCTGTAGATGTACAAAAACAACTAAATGCGTTGTTTACCCGTTTGTTTTTTACTCGCTCGGTAATGTTTGAATCGCGCGATATTATTCTTGATACAATCGACGATCCAAATATCCCAATTGCAGCGTTTTGTTCTCCTATGGTGGGTAGTAAAGTTTCACGTGACGAAGGGTACGAATCAAAAACAATTCGTCCAGGCTATATGAAGCCGAAAAGCAGCATTGATCCAAATAAGTTAGCTGTGCGCCCTGCTGGTGTATCACCTGAGCAATACAATGCTTTTGGGGCGCGTAATATTAAAGTTAAACAGGCGATTGTAAATCAAGCTAAAGCTATTCGTGCACGTATTGAATGGCTTGCCGTTCAGGCAATCACAACGGGGAAAAATATCATTGAGGGCGATGGTATTGAACGTTATGAGCTGGACTGGAATATTAAACCACAAAATATCATCACTCAGTCTGGCGGTGCTGAGTGGTCAGGTAAGGATAAAGAAACTTTTGATCCAAATGATGATATTGAGAACTACGCAGAATTTAGTGAGGGCGTCACTAATATCATCATTATGGGCGGTAATGTATGGAAGAAATACCGTTCATTCAGAGCGATAAAAGAGGCTCTGGATACCCGTCGTGGTTCTAATTCCGAACTGGAAACGGCCCTTAAAGACCTTGGTGATTCGGTGAGTTTTAAAGGGTATATGGGCGATGTTGCGATTGTTGTTTACAGCGGGCGTTATACCGACGAGGACGGAACTGAAAAACATTTCCTTGATCCTGATTTGATGGTGCTTGGCAATACGGCTCTTCAGGGGATTGTCGCCTATGGCGGTATTCAGGATCCGGAGCTAATCCGAATGGGGCTGACTAAAGCCGAACTTGCACCGAAAAACTATATTGTGCCTGGTGATCCGGCTATTGAATATGTGCAGACACATTCAGCACCACAGCCAATACCGGCCCGCATCAATCGTTTTGTTACCGTTCGCATTGGCTAAGGGGGAGCAATGGCTACTCATTACACTGAACTCATGGCTGGCACTGAAGCACTGGTTACTACGCTGGGGATATTTTCAGCTAATAAAGGGGTAATTCCTGCATTTACGCCACTGATGCAGGAAGATGCAACAGGTGCACTGGTGGTATGGGATGGTACGAGCGTAGGTAAAGCGGTTTATGTATCCGCTGTACAAATCGACACCGCGAAAAAAACACAGGCTCAGGTCTATAAGACAGGTGTCTTAAATGTTGATGCTCTGAACTGGCCTGAGTCTGTAAAAGAACTGTCAGTAAAGGTTGCAGCGTTTGTTGGCTCAGGTATTTCTGTTCAGCCGCTGGCTCGTGTGTAAAGGGGGATACAATGCAGAATCATTACAATGACCTTAAGCCAATTGCCGAAATTATGTACCCAAATCCAGCTGTAGAGGAATTAAAAGCTATCGCTGACAAAATGCGTTTAAGCGAGCGTCTTGTTGATATGAATCAGGTGATGGAACTTACAACCCTGAGTCGTCGTACACTGCTAAACCTTGAGGCCCGTGGAGAGTTCCCGGAGCGTGTGCAGGTTACGGAAGGGCGTAAGGCCTGGTATTTAAGCGAAGTGATTGACTGGATAAATAATATTCCTCGCGCTTCTGAATATTGCCGTGTACCAGTCCCAAAAAAGCCAGATGCGGCGCTATGCCTCAAGATTGAACGTGTACGCCGCAATGCTCGGAAGGGACGCTATAAGTTGATCTGCTAATTTCTGAACAACAGAGCAAACGAGAGAGGTATACCGACAAATGGCAACTACGCACACACTCCCTCTGGCGTCATCGGGCATGGCACGAATCTGCCTTTACGGGGATTTGCAACGATTCGGCCGCCGCATCGACCTTCGTGTAAAAACGGGGGCTGAAGCCATCCGAGCTCTGTCCACACAGCTACCGTCGTTTCGTCAGAAACTGAGCGACGGTTGGTATCAGGTACGGATTGCCGGGCGGGATGCAGGCGAAAATGAATTATCAGCCCGTCTTAATGAGCCGCTGGCGAATGGTGCTGTGATCCACATCGTACCGCGTCTTGCTGGCGCTAAAAGTGGCGGTGTGTTTCAGACCGTGCTGGGGGCGGCGCTGATTGCGGTGGCGTGGTGGAACCCCGCTGGTTGGCTAGGAGCGGCAGCAATTACAGGAATGTATAGTGCGGGGGCCAGTATGATCCTTGGCGGTGTGGCTCAGATGCTGGCACCGAAAGCCAGAACTCCCCGTACACAGACAACGGATAACGGTAAGCAGAACACGTATTTCTCGTCACTGGATAACATGGTTGCCCAGGGCAATGTCCTGCCTGTTCTGTACGGTGAAATGCGCGTGGGGTCACGTGTGGTATCTCAGGAGATCAGCACAGCTGATGAAGGTGATGGTGGTGAAATTGTAGTGGCACACTGAATTTGGCCACCTGAACAGAGGTGATATGCTCACCTCAGA